CAAAATCGTCACCCCAGTCCTTGCGCTGTCTATTCTGCTTTTGACCTTTGTGCTGTTCGGCGTCGTCATGTTCGACAACAGCCCGGTTGAAGCGACCCGTAAGGACATCCTCATTTACGTGCTGGGTGTGCTTTCGGCTATTGCGAGCCAGATCGTCTCGTACTACTTTGGTTCTAGCCAGAGCAGCAAGGACAAGACCGAAGCCCTTAAGGAGGCGATGAAATGAGTAATGCCTCCGAACAGGCTGCGTTTTTGCTGGACATGTGCAAACTGATCCAGAAGGCGACCGAGATGGGTTTTGTCGTCACAGGCGGCGAGTTGTACCGCAGCCCCGAGCAGCAGCAGATCCACGTCAAGGCCGGTCGCAGTAAGACGATGAACAGCCTGCACTTGAGCCGTCGGGCCGTGGACTTGAACTTCTTTAAGGACGGGAAACTGACCTACGACAAAGCCGTATTGGCACCCCTTGGTGCTTATTGGGAATCACTGCATCCGCTTAATTCATGGGGAGGGAACGGCGTTAAACTTGTCGATACGCCACATTTCAGTCGTGGCGTGGATAAACCTGAATGGCGGAGAGTAACCGGTGCCCCTCCAAAAAGTTGAATTTCGTCCGGGTGTCAATCGTGAAACCACGAACTACGCAAACGAAGGTGGCTTTTTCACCGTAGACAAGGTGCGTTTCCGTGGGGGCTTTGCCCAAAAGATCGGAGGCTGGGTCAACATCGCCTCGGCTGCTAGCGCGTTCCAAGGGGTTTGCCGGAGTCTGTGGAACTACGCCCTGCGTAGCGGGCTTAACCTGCTTGGCGTTGGAACTAGCCAAAAGTTTTACGTGGAATCGGGCGGTACCTACAACGACATCACGCCTCTGGCTTTTTCTGGAACTATTTCTGATAACCCGTTCCGTACAACAAGTGGCAGCAAACTGGTCGAGGTGACATCGACTGGGCACGGCACGACTATCGGTACGTATGTAGAGTTTTCTGGTGCCACGGTCATAACCGGTGGGGGCATGAGCCTCGTCATGAACGGCGAGTTTGAAGTCATTTCGGTTACAAGTGCTAATTCGTTCGTGGTATTTGCGCCAAGTGTGGCGACTTCTTCAGTGATTGGTGGCGGTTCTCTCGTTGTCGGGCAGTACGACATTGACGCCGGTAACGCGGTCTATACGACCGGTGTGGGTTGGGGTGGTCCTCCGTGGGGGCTGGGCGGCTGGGGGTCAAACATTCCGGCTGGCGTGCCGCTGCGTCTGTGGTCGCAGTTTAATTACGGCGATGACCTTATCTTTGCCGAAAACGGTGGAGAGGTTTATTACTGGACTGCTGACACCTCCACGTGGGCTAGGGCCATCACACTTGAAGAGAAAGCCAACTCCGTACCCAAAACCACGACGGTTGCTACAGCCGCTTCAGGTTCGGTCACGCTGGTCGTTGCCGATGCCACGGGGATCAATACAGGCGCGGTTGTGTCGGGTAGTGGGATTGTTTCCGGTGCTTACGTGTTGGATACGTGGGATGGCAGCACTTCGGTAACGATTTCAGTAGCCACCACATCATCTCTCACTGCAACAGCGGTGTCCTTCAGTTACGCAGGGCGGCACGTCCCGAACGAGACCAACCTTGTAGCCGACTCGCCAGTTGATGACTTTACGATTTGTTTTGGAGCGAATCCGTACGATCCGACAGACTTTGCTACGACGTTTGACCCGCTGCTTGTGCGTTGGTCGGATGCCGATAACCCGTATGAATGGGTGCCTGAAGTAACCAACCAATCAGGCGAGCAGCGCCTTGCGAGCGGTTCCAAGATCGTTGCGGCAACCAGTGCGCGTCAGGAGATCATCGTCTGGACGGATACTTCCGTCTATTCCATGCAGTACCTCGGGCCGCCGTTCGTGTTCGGCTTCACACTTCTTGACCAAGACATCTCCATCGCTTCGCAGAATGCGGTGATCAACGTCAACAACGCCGTCTACTGGATGGGAACGGATAAGTTCTACGTCTACGACGGTCGTGTGAATACGCTCCCCTGCACGATCCGGCAACATGTGTACAGCACGCTCAATAAAGATCAAATCAACCAAGTCATGTGCGGTAACAACGAGCCGTTCAGTGAGATCTGGTGGTTCTATCCGGGTACGGGCAGCACGCTTAATGACCGGTTTGTGATCTACAACTACCTTGAGAATTCATGGTCGTATGGCAATTTGACCCGTACGGCGTTTTGCCCGCAGACCATTCGTGATAACCCGCAGATGGCCTTTAGTATCCAGAGTTCGTATCTGGACGTTGCGATCAACAGCACGGAAACCACGCTCACATTGATTAACGCAGCATCTTATCCGCGTGCCGGTGCGGTACAGATTGGGTCAGAGCAGATCACTTACACGGGCGTGACCAACAACAACCTCACGGGATGCGTGCGGGGTGCGAATGGGACGGTGGCTGCTTCGCATGCTCAGTATGCTGCGGTAACACTGACTGCGCCCAATCAGGTGCTGTTTCATGAGGTGGGTTGGGATGATGTCTCAACCGGTACGCCGCAACCCATCGACTGCTTCATTGAGTCGTCCGACTTTGACATCGGGGATGGGCATAACTTTGGCTTCGTCTCGCGCATTATTCCGGACATCAAGTTCTTGGGTTCGACGGCTACCAACCCGTCACTGACCATATCGGTCTATCCACGCAACTACCCCGGCTCGGCTTACGGCACGCCCGATGTGGAGCAAGTCAATGCGACGGCAGTGCTGCCTTACGAGGTCTATACCGAGCAGTTATTCACTCGTGTGAGAGGACGCCAGATGGCGGTGCGGGTGGGATCCACGGGGCTCGGTGTGGCGTGGCAGATGGGCGCGTTGCGTCTTGATATCAGACAGGACGGTCGCAGGTAATGACAACTCCTCGTGGTGTAGTACCGCCGAATTTGCCGATTGCGCTCAAAGAGTATGACCAGCGTGGCATGGAGCAGTTCAACAATGTGCTGCGCCTGTACTTTAACCAAGTATCGAACCGGATCAACGCGCCGACTCCGCACGCTTCGTATTTTGATACGACGACGCAGCCAAACCCTGTAGCCGATGCGGTTAATTTGTTTACGTACAACTCGGTAGTTTCAGATTACGAGGTCACTCGCGGGACGCCGACCTCCAAGATTATTGTTGCCAACACTGGGGTCTACAACTTTCAGTTCTCTGCTCAGTTGGACAAGACCGGCGGTAGTGCTAGTGCCGTTTATATATGGCCTAGGATCAACGGGGTAAACCTGCCGAACTCAGCCACTAAAGTAACCATAGACGGCCCGAACAGTGAGATCGTAGCGGCTTGGAACTTTGTGCTGGTTTTGGAAGCCAATGACTACTTTGAGTTGGCTTGGCAGTCCTCAGATACGAACGTAGTTATTCCTTACGTAACAGCAAGCGGCAATATCCCTGCTATCCCATCCATCATCCTGTCGGTGGTGTGGGTATCGAACTACGGCGCGGCTATTTATCAGGCGCGTACATGATACTATTTAGTAAATTTACCCCGTGGGGGGCTTATGTATAACAATGCAACCGGTCTGGCATCCCTTGTAAACTCCCCTTATCGGGATATGGATGTCATGCGCGTGCAGATGACCCCCCGAGAAGTCGCGGGCCTGCAACAACTTGCCATGTCCTACGGGGCTAATCAGGACGACCTGTACGACCCGATAACGGGCGAACCCCGATTCTCCTTCCTCAAGAAGATCCTGCCGATGGTTGCGGGGGCGTTGTTGGGGGGTATGGGCATGTCGTCATTTGGGGCGGCAGCCACGGTGGGACTGGGTTACGGCTTAATCGAGGGGGATCTCAAGAAGGGCCTGATGGCGGGGTTGAGTGCCTATAGCGGCTCTTCTATTGGGGCTGGGTTGAAGGCAGCGGCGGGGGCGGGACAAGTTAGCACCGAACCCCCTGCAACTCTAGCAGCCCAACTTGGGCTGAAAGAAAGCGAACTTATTTCTCCGTTTGCAGATAGTTCCAAAGACCTGCTAGGAGTTAGCATACCGGATACTTCCGCACCTATTCCCGCTGTTTCTCCGGTTGGAGCCTCCGCAGCCCAAGCAGGCACTACGGTCAAGCCTCCGCAAGGACTTTTTGGCACAATGGGCCGAGGAGCCAGCAACATCTTTACCGGACAAGAAGGCGCTTCGGATGCCTTTATGAAGGCGTTGGGCGGCCCGATGGGTAAGTACGCCACGCTGATGGGTGCGATGGGCACCTTTGCTGAAGAACCCAAACCGTTGAATGTGCCCGGTATGGGCGAAGATATTGTCTACATTCCGGGCGGGTTTAACCCGCAATATGGCACGGGTGCGAATCAGCCTTATCAGTTGCCGGGCAAGTACTACAAGCGTACCAAGCAGGGTCTTGTGCCTTATAACCCCTATCAACCTGCACCGGGTGGCAGAGGGTTTGCTGAAGGTGGCGTAGTTACTAACCCGCTTGATTTAGACCCCAACGTTATCGCCAATCGTGCATACGTTGAAGAGTTGAACCGCAGGGCATTAAACCCTGAATTCAATCCGTACGGTGCTTTGTTTGGCACAGGCACGGGTGGTGGAGGTTTGGGCGGGGTCAATACTCCGTGGACGGGCAAAAATCCGTATGGCGGATCGCTTGATACTCGTCCCCCTGCAGGAGGCGGAGAAGCCGGAGGAAGTTCTGCAGCAGATTTGGCTGCCTTCCTAGCCACGCAAGTTGGTATCAATTGGATGACGCAGCCCGGTAACGCGGCGGCCTTGCAGAAGTGGATTGCAGAAGGCATGCCGTGGGATAAGCGTCCGTTCTTTAATGCTGGGCAAAATGCGCCGGGGGCGGGTACTGGAACTGGAACTGGAACGGGCGGTACAGGTGGCGAATCGGGCGGCAAGACCGGTGGCGAAGGTCAAGGTCAGACCGGTGGCGAAGGTCAAGGTCAGACCGGTGGTGAGGGTCAGGGACAAACCGGAACCGAAGGTCAGGGCCAAACCGGAACTGAAGGTCAAGGGCAGACCGGAACTGAAGGGCAGGGACAAACCCAACCCAGTGGGCAGGCGGCTGGAGTAGAAGGCACACCTATTTATGACGCTGCCAGAAATGTTGTAATTGCAGCAGGTAGTGGTGCGGCGGCTATTGCAGCGGCTAAGGCTTTGGCTGCTCAAAAGTTTGCTACGGCTATTATAGTTGATGGCGTAACTATTCCTCTCTATGTCTCTACAGGCGTGGGCGCGGCTGCTGGCGCTGGTGCTGGTGCCGCTGCAGGTACGGGTGCCGCTGCAGGAACTGGTGCGACGGGCGCAGGGGCCGGAACGACGGGCGCTACCACGGGTGCTGGAGCAGGGACTGGAGCCGGTGCGGGTATTGGTGGCGCAGGGTTCCCCGGTGGTGCAGCAGGCGCAGGATTGGCTACGTTGGTCGGCGCTCAACAAGCCTATGAAGGTATTAGCAAAGGTAGAGAAGGTCAGGCTGCACTAGGCGGCGCTTTGGCAGGTGCAGGTGGTGCGGCGCTTATTGGAGGTACGGCTCCCGCACTGTTAGGCGGTGCGAACTTGGCCACGCTTGCTGGGTTTGGTCCGGTTGGTCTTGCTGCCGCCGCACTTGCCGCGATTGGCGCGTCCATGGTCAACACCAAAGAATTTGGTGACGTAGCCCTGCGTAACTATTGGAACGCAGTCGATCAAGGTCGTGGAATTGGCGAAACCCCTGCAGATGAACTGGCTCAAGGCTTCATCAATTTCTACCGAACCAACAAGAACGAGTTTGCGGGGCAAGCCAAGTACGGTCGCACGGGCAACGAAGAGTTCGTGTATGACATGACGCAAGTCATCAATCAAGCCATTAAAGACGGCAAAATCCCCAAAAACGTTGATGCGGCGACCATGTACAAGCAGGTCGTGCAACCGTGGCTAGATAGCATGGGGTCTGGTCCGAAGAACGAGGAAGCGCGGGCTATCCAAGACTTCATGATGACCGACCTGATCAACAGTTTCATGCAAGGGAAACCGATCAGTAACGCGCAAGTTAAGGGCGACAAGAAATTCAAAATTGTTAGCCAGAAGCCCGTGTATGGTGGGGAGCCGGAAGTTGCTGTGCGGGCGCAGCCTGAGACTACGGAAGATCAGATCAAAAAAGCCAATTTGTTTGAGGCGAAGAACCCGTTTGCTGAACCGGCAGGAAAGCCTCCGGCTGGTGCCAAACCCAAGCCAAAACCGCAGCAAGAACCGGTTGCGGTTACAACTCCTGTAACAACGGCTCCGCCCGTCACGACGACGGCTCCGCCTGTAACAACGGCTCCGCCCGTCACGACGACGGCTCCGCCTGCAGCCAATCCGTTTGCTGAACCCGAGCGTGAGACAACCATGCCGGTGGGTGAAGCGGTGCCGATCAAAGCCGTAAATCCGTTTGCGGAGCAGGAAGAACTTACTCGTGCAGAACGGGCAAGACTCGCTCGTGAAGAAGCCTTGGCACGTGAGGCGGAAGCCGCTCGTATTGCGGAAGAGGAAGCCAGAACGCGCAGGCAGGCAGCGGCTGCAAAGGCTGAACAAGAACGTATTGCCGCTGAGCAGGCACGTATCGCTCAAGAACGTGAAGCCGAAGCAGCACGTGACCAAGAACGGAAGCGTCCGCGTGGGGAACCAGAAGTCAATCCGTTTGCGGAAGAAGAACCACCTGTTCGTAAGGGGCGCGGAAAAAACCAAGGTGGGGCGATAGGCGAGGACTACAACTTTGGATTCAATAGCGGGGGCATGCCCGGTGAGTATCAGGCGGGTGGTAAACTGCTGAACGGCCCCGGCGATGGTATGTCAGACGATATCCCGGCTGTAATTCGCGGCAAGGGGGTACAACGTGCTGCACTGGCGGATGGTGAGTTTGTCATCCCTGCCGATGTGGTATCGCATCTCGGTAACGGCTCGACCAATGCGGGAGCCAAGAAACTCTACAAAATGATGTCGCAGATACGTCAAGCGCGGACGGGCAAAACTAACCAAGCCCCTGCCGTGAAAGTTGACAAATATTTGCCGGTTTAATCGGGAGCGATCATGGCTACAGATCCTACTTATATAGAACAAGTCCAGTCCAACATTCCGGCGTGGATGCAGCCGTATGCCCAGCAGTTGCTAGGCAGTATTTTTGGTGGGCAAGACCCTACGACTGGGCAGTTCATGCCGGGGTTGATCGGTCAGGGCTATCAGCCCTACATGGTCCCGCAACGGGATGCGCAGGGAAACATTGTCCGTGACGAGAAAGGCAACCCGGTCATGCGTCCGGGGCAGCGCGTTGCAGAATTTAGCCCATTGCAGCGGCAAGCCTTTGAAGCCTATGCGGGGATGAGGCCCAGTGCGGATATGACGGAAGCCAGCCGCTTGGCTAGAGAAGCCGGGGCTCGCGCAGAAAAAGTAGGTACTTATGATCCTGCTGCGGAGAGAGATTTTTATACGTCTCCTGAATTTCGTAGCATGGAGACGGGCTACGACAAAGTAACTGCGCCCGCGCTTGGCGAAGCCCAGATGACGGGTCCGCAAGATGTCACTGCACGGGAGTATGGCCCGATTAACATGGCGGCTCCAGAGCGTGTCGGCATTGGCGCGTTGCAGCAGTATCGTGTCGGGGCTCCTGAGCGTGTTGCGGGCCCTGCTGGCCCAGAGCGGGTTACGGGAACCCAACTGCGCGACTATCAGATGTCGCCTGCTCAACAAGTGCGTGCTGCAGAACTTGAGCGTATTGGCATGGTGGGCCCGCGAGATGTTGCGGCTCCTGAACTCCAGCAGTTCCGCATGGAAGCCCCAGAGCGTGTCGGTGCCGAGAAATTTGGTCTTGGGGCGATGCAGGAGTACATGTCGCCCTACATGCAGGGCGTTGTCGGGGCACAGAAGCGTGCCGCTACCCAAGATTACCTTCGACAATTGCCGGGGATGGGGGCTGCCGCAGCCCGTGCAGGGGCTAAGGGCGGTACTCGTGAGGCGTTGCTTCAGGCCGAGGCGCGTCGTGGGCTTTCTGAAAAATTAAGTGACATTGAGGCCACGGGGCTTCAGTCAGCGTACCAGCAAGCGGCTCAACAGTTTGGTGCAGATCGTGCGGCCCAGATGCAGGCTGCGCTTGCTAATCAGCAAGTCGGAATGACGGCAGGCCAACAGAACCTTGCTGCCCAACTGCAGACTCAAGGGCTTTCTGCCGAACAAGCGATGCGTGCTGCGCTGGCTAATCAGCAGATGGGCTATAACGTCGGCGCGTTTAACGTGGGTGCTGAGCAGCAAAGACAGCAGTTGCGGGCGCAACAAGAAATGGAAGCGCAGCGGCTCAATCAGGCTGCAGGGCTCACGGTGGGCCAGCAAAACCTCGCGGCGCAGTTGCAGACGCAGGGCTTGTCTTCGCAGCAGGCGCTTGAGATTGCGCGTCTTAACCAGCAGGGTCAACTCTCGACGGAACAACTGCGAGCAGAAATTGCCAAGGCGAATCAAGCCGCTGGCATGACGGCGGAACAGGCCAATCAGCAGGCTGCGCTTCAGGTGCAGCAGTTGGGAACGCAGTCAGGGCTTCAAGCAGGTCTTGCTAATCAGGCTGCGATGCAGCGGTTTGGTGAGCAGGGCGCTTCGATGGAGCAGACTCGTCAGCAGTTCTTGAGCGATCAGGCAATGCGGGCGCAGTTGGCTAACCAGCAGATGGGCTACAACGTCGGCCAGTCGAACTTGCAGGCTCTTATCAATCAGCGCCAGTTTGGTGCGGGTCAGGGCATGCAGGCGCAGCAACTTAACCAAGCGGCGATGCTACAAAGACAGCAGCAACAACTTGCTCAATTGGCCGCACAGAACCAGTTCAACCAACAAAACGCAGCGATGCGGGCGCAGTATGGCCTCTCGGGGGCGAATCTGGCGGAGCAGTCTCGGCAGTTTGGTGCGGGGCTTGGTATGCAGGGGCTGCAACAGCAGTTGGCTGCGGCTCAAGGATTGGGCGGTCTTGGCATGCAGAACTACCAGCAGATGATGGGTATCGCCCAAGGCCAGATGGGTGCAGGCGGTCAGCAGCAGGCGCTTAACCAGCAGTTGCTCAACCAGCAGTATCAGGACTTCATCAATCAGCAGCAGTTCCCGTACAAGCAGGCAGAGTTTGCAATGGGTATCCTGCGTGGGCTCCCGGCAACGGGCCAGACCTCGACCATGTATCAGCAACCGGGTAGTCTCTTTGGACAGATTGCTGGCGCTACGGCGGGTATCGGCGGGCTGTTTGGTGCGTTGGGCGGTGGCGGTTAATAATTAACGAGGTGGTGCAATGATCGGTCCCGTAAGCGGCACTGGCCGCGCAATGATGGCATCGCTCCAGCAGGCTATGTCTAAAGGCATGCCGCCTGATCAGGCTATTCAGTATGTGAAGTCCATGGCTACGCAGGGCATTGCGCCGCTTGCGGATTTGTACGCCATGATGAACCAGTTTCAGCGGCTGAAGCAGCAGCCTGTCAAGCCTCCTCAGACGCCGCCGACCATCCGCGACGAACTGAACATGGCCGAGCAGATGCAGGCACAGGGCGGGATGCCGCCGCAGATGATGGGGGGTGCGCCTCAGATGCCGGGTGGTGGAGGTGGTGGGCCCCAGATGCCCCCGCCGATGACTCAAGGGTTGGGCAGTATGAATGCAGGTGCCATGGAGAATCCGTCTTTTGCGGGCGGCGGAATCGTGGCATTCCAAGAAGGTGGTACGGCTGAAATTGATTTTTCAAAGATGGCTTCCGAGCAGTTGCAAATGCTCATGCAAGATGAAGATAAGGAAGTCGCCAAAGCGGCGTATCGAGAGTATTTGCGGCGTTCAGGATACCGCTCACCCGGCGAACTCGCGTCTGACATTGGTACTGGAGTATCTGAATTCTTTGCTAATACCCGACTTGTTGGTGGCGCACCGGAGTATATGAAGGATGCGCAGGGCAGGATCCGCACCCCTGCAACCGAAGCCGGAGCCCCCGGCGTTACCGCATCTTTCACGGAAGGAATGGTTCCTCGTGGAGCGCCTCCGGCGGCTACCCCTGAAGTAGCGACAACACAAAGCGCGATGCCCGGTATGAGCGCAGATAACCCGTATGCAAATCCGGCTGCGGCAGGTAGCGCGTTTGATCTCATGGCTGCCAATGCCAGAACAGGAGTGCGCCAAGAAAATGCAGCGCCTCCAAGACGTGAGGCACCGATGCCCAGCATGAGCGGCTTCCAGCGTATGGAACTGCCTGTGGCTAAGTCACGAGAGCAGTTCTACGAAGAACTTAAAGCCGCGCAGCAGAAGGAAGGGATTGGCGAAGCAGCCAGAAAGCGCGAGGAGTACCTCACAAGCGAAGAGGCTCGGCTCAAGAAAGAATACGGTTCTGACAAGATGTTGGCGTTTGCTGAAGCCGGGTTTAAGATGGCTGGGGCTGCAAGTCGCCCCGGTGCTACGTTCTTGGGAGCGTTGTCTGAAGGCGCTATGTCCGGCACGCAAGCCCTTCGCGCTTTGAACAAGGAACAGAGAGCCAGTAGGCGTGCTATGGACGAGGCGCGTTTCCAACTTGCTGAAGCCGCTGAACAGCGCAAACTGGGCAATATGCGGGACGCGACTATCCTGTCTGAAAAGGCCAAGGAACAGTACGAGCAGGCCCAGAAGTACAATATGGAATTGAATAAAGATATCACCATGCTCAACATGCAGTTAGAGGCTAGTAGGGAAAACGCTTTGATTGCGGCAGGAGATCGTGCAGAGAGTCGTGCTCTTGCGGGCAAAGGCTTTCAACTGCAAAGTTTGCAAGCGCAGATTGACAATGCCAAGAGTCGTCTTGCGCAGGCGGCTAAATCGCTTGAACCTGATGCAGCAGCCAAAGTGGCTGAGATCGAACGAGAGATCGCTTTCTACAACAAGCAGATTGCGGAACTTGGGGGAACAACCTCTTACGCGGGAGCGGGAGCGGGTAATATTATCGACTTCAACAGCCTGCCGTAAACGCACAAATGGACGTAAGACTGCCTGATGGCACCATAATCAGGAACGTTCCTGAAGGCACTACCCGTGCTCAATTGATGAGCAAACTTCGGGCTGGTGGGTATGACGTTAGTGGGTTTGAAGAACCTGAAGAACGTACCTTCGGTGGCTACGCCAAGGAAGCCCTGAAAGGGCTTGTCCCCGGTGCCGTAGGACTGGGCGAAACCGCTATTACGGGTGCCGCTGCACTTCTGCCAGATGAGGCTGAAGAAGCCATACGCCGCCCAGTTAGTGAGTTTGCTGAAAGCGTACGTGAGCGGTTTGCTCCAGCACCGGGTTATGAAGACACTACGGTACGTAAATTGAGTGAAGCCGTAGGCTCAACCCTGCCGTTTCTTCCACTAGGTGCATTGGGCGCGGCTGGACGGATCGCTGCTACAGGGCTAGGCGTAAGCGCAGGTGCTGGTGAAGCCCGTCAAAGAGCCGAAGAAGAGGAGGCCACCGAAGGCGAACGGGCTGCGGCCACAGCATTGGGAGCGCCGGTAGGCGCGTTAGAAGCACTGCCCCCCATACGTATTCTCCGTCGCCTTGGATTTGGTGATGAGGCTATTGAAGAAGTCGCTGGATTTGCTCCGGCGCTGCGTCGTGCAGCCCAAGCGGGTGGTGAAGAAGCACTCCAAGAAGCCAGCAGTCAAGTCCTGCAGAACCTTATTGCCAAGGGCGTATATGCGCCTGATGAGGAAGTGTTTGGTGGTGTGGGCGAAGCCGCTGCAACAGGTGGCGGAGCCGGTGCAATAGTTAGCGCGATTGCCGACCTTGCATTGGGCCGCCGTTTACGCGGCGTTGAGTCGGCACCTGAAAGGCGTGAAGAAGAACCTGCACCTCCTGCCGAGACTCCCGTTGCTGAGGCTCCTGCAGTTACTGAGGAAGAGCCGGTCTCTGCGATTGACCGCCGTGAGGAAATAGAACGACGTGCCCGTGAACTACGTTTCCTTGCCACTCAAGATGACCGTTTGCGTGCGGCTATTGAAAAGCAAGAGCAAGATGAAGCCAGCAAGGATGATTTAGATTATCTAGCCCAATACGATGCTGCACTTCGCGCACGTGATGAAGCACGTCGTCGTCCTCTTGGCGAAGAAGACCAGATGGGCCTACCACTCGTTGGGGGTGCTGCTCAGTTAGACTTGTTGGCTCCGACTGAACCCGGCGAGGCTATACCGGGCGTTTATCGTCCCGCAGAAGAAGCACTTGCTGATTTGCGCCCGCGCTCACGTGCGTACAAAGAAGAAGCCAAAGACCTTGGGCTAAAACTGGACCGCAAGGGCAATCTCAAACCCAATCAGTTTGTGCCGGATATAACTGCACAGGTATCGCCTGATCAGGAACGCTTTGAGTTTGAGTCGCAACAGCAGTTGCCACTTACGCTGCCCTCGACATTTGAAGGGCAAGGAGACCTGTTTGCTCAAGAGCCGATACCAGCGGGGTCCACTGTACCGTTTACACGGCAAGAGCCTACGGTTGAAGTGCCAACAATAGAAGTACCCAAAGAGCAAATGGCGCTCAATCTTCCCGGCATGCCCATGGAGAGGCTTGCTCCTCGTGACCGTGTGTTGCGGGCCATGGCGATTACGGAAGACAAGAAGAACATTCCGAACCTCAAGTTTGCGACTCAGTTGCGCCCGATGGAGTTGCAAAAAGCAATAGGCGACCTCAAAAAGGAAGGTGCGATAGCGTTCAATAATCGAGTAAATGAATGGGAGTTGACTCCCGTAGGAGCGGAACGTGTACGAAGTGGCCCAGAAGTTAAGCCTGCCCGCCCTCGAAGAGGGGCTGGAGTGTCTGTACAGCAGCCAAGAACCAAAGCACCCCCAACTGCTGGAGTTGGAGAACAGGGAATGGCTGATGCTGGCGAGACTGTTACACGAACTGATGTTGGAGCGGGGACGGTCGAACCTACACTGACAGAAAAAACGTCAGATCAAATTTTTGATGAAGCCGAAGCGGTTAAAAATCAAGCGCTGTCTTTGTTGAGCAAAGACGGAAAATTACCTGCTATTGGCAGTCCTAAACGTGAGCAGTTTGATGCGCTAAAACAGCAACTTGATTCTCTCAAACGAGCGTGGGACGACAAGCGTAGGCAAGAAATTCGACAGGAAACGCTAAGGGCTGCGGGCCTGCCTGTAAATCAAGAACGTCGTGATATTCAACAACAAGTTTCTCAACAGGCCATTAATCAAGTCACGGATCGTAGAAGCGCGTTACGTACGCAAGCCATTGATGCGTTTGATAACGACCAGATTGATGAAAGAACGTACACCCAGATCACGGAGCAGTTGAAGCGCCCGGTGCCTAACTTTGGCGTGGTGGAGAAAGTTCTTTCTGGCGAGGTTAAGCCGGGGCGTAAAGGGATTAAGTTCCAGCGTACGTACAACCCGCAAGTGGGCACGCCGCAGTTTAAAAACTGGTTTGGGGACAGCAAGGCTGTTGATCAAGAAGGTAAGCCACTGGTGCTTTATCGAGGAGCCGTTGGCGCAAAAAATATTCCGGAAGGAGCCTTAGAAGGAAAAGCAAGAGAGGGTTACGCCACATTTGCAAGCACATCCCCACAACTTGCTGCTACGTACGGGCAACCTGAGTTTGAAGGAGAGGCTGGGGCTGTTACTCCGCTTTATGTAAAGGCAAACAAATTAATCGAATTTCCTGTTCAAATAAACAAAGAAGGGTATCGTCGTTTTGACAAATTTGAATTTGACAGACAGGCACAAAGGCTTCGTCCCGGCGAAGTTTTAGTTGCTAGACAAGTTATTGATTACGGACCAAGAGCAAATGTAGAAACAGATCCAGAACGACTTTATTCCTATCCATCTGATATCTACGCTTGGGGAAAAGGAACTTCGGTAAAATCTGCCGTTGGTAACGTAGGTGCGTTTGATACAACCAAAGAAAGCATTCTTGCCCAACGTGGCAAAATTGGTGCTGGCCTTCCAATTGATCGTGCTCGTGCCGTAGCCGACGATGCCGTCCGTACTTGGACTAACGCCCCCAAAGTAGTTGTTGCAAGCAGTGTGAACGATCCGGTTATTCCGGAGAACATCCGCAAACAAATTCCTGAAGACGCGCCGGGCTTTTACGTAAACGAAACTACTTACGTTCTAGCCGACCGGGCCAAGGACGAGGCCACCGTGCGCGGCACTGTGTTCCATGAAAGCCTTGGGCACTACGGCCTTGAGCAAGAGTTCCAAGGTGGGCTGCAGGATGTCATGCAGGGTATCTACGATACCAACCCCAAGATGCAGGCTGCGGCTAAAACGCGCATGGAGAAGTTTGGCCTTGACGCAGCGACTGCAGTTGAGGAAGTTCTTGCAGAGCGTTCTGAAACAGGGCCAATTAAAGAGTCTTGGCTGCGCGCTGCGTACGGTCGGGTGGCTGCATATATCCGCAACTTCATGCGGCAGCGCGGGTTGGTCTCGACTTATTCCGATAACGACGTTAATCAGATCTTGAAGCAGGCGCATCGCCGCGTAATCAAAGGCAAGAAAGCCCCCTACGATCCGTTCAATCCAGCGGTTCGTTACCAGCGTAGCCCGGAAGCGCAGCGCAAGGGAGATCGTGCCTTCGTCAATGCCGTCGGTAAAATCTCGCAAAGTCTGCCTGCGGCGACCAAGGAAACGTATGAAGCGGCGCGAAATGCGGCATCTAACCTACCGACTGGCATGCGCCGTGTGCTGTATACCCTGTATGACCCGCACGAAATGGGACGCATTTACAGCAAGGATCTCAAATCCGACGTGTTAGAAAAATTGTGGAAGAACGCCAATCAAGAAGGCACTGAACTCCGCAAGATGCAAGACACGCTCATGGATAACATGACCAAATGGGGAAAGGTCATGGAGAAGTATTCCGAGGCCGAACAAAACAAAATTCGTGACCTGTTCATGGCTACGACTACTACCAAGACAAAGGTGCAGGTAGTTACTGCCAAAGGCAAGGTTAAAGAGAAAGAAGTATTTGGCGTCGAGGTGCTAGATCTTGTAGACCCGGCTCGTAACATCAATTGGAAGGCAGATGTAGACCATCCGCTCTACAAACAACTTTCTGCAATCTTTAACCGTGACCCCGCATTAAAAGGTGTGTACAAGGGATTGCGCCTTGGGTACGTCGATAACGCTTTGGCTGTTGAAAAACAGTTGCAGCAGTACCTGACTCCCGCCCAGTGGCAAAAGATTTTAAGCAAACTCAACGAGCAGCGCGTGCGTGTGTACCTGCCGTTGTTCCGTCAAGGTAACTTCAAACTCTCTTACACAGACAGAGCGGGCAACCCCGTGGCGTTGCAGTTTGAATCATCTGCAGAGCGAAGCGCCGCACGACAAGAAATACTCCGTGAAGGGGTAGACCCCAATTCAATCATCGAGTCCCGCGTAGAAGAACGTAGGATTCAAGATATCCCGCCGTCCAGTTTCCTTGCCGATATCGTTGGAGATATGAAGGAAGCGGGGGTAAATGACGACATCGTAGCGGATGTGATTGAGCATTACTTGGATTACCTGCCCACCGATTCCGTATTGCAGCGTGGGCGTCGAAGGCAGGAAGTGACTCCCGCTGGGTACTCAAATGACGTGCTGAAAGCGTACGCAAACGTATCGGACAGTTACGCACGTCGTATAGTGAAGATGGAGTTCCAGCCCAAGTACTTTGAACTTCAGGAAGAACTGAAAGTGGCTACCGCCAATGCGCGGGACAGAGGAGTCATAAGTTCTGATGTCGCTGAAGATTTGAATTACTACGCAACCCGATACATAGATTTCGTGCAGAATCCCAACCTCAGTGGTATAGGGGCGCAACTTGGCTACGCGAGTTTCCAATTATATTTGGGAGCCAACATCTCGACTGCTGTTACCAACGTGATTGATACGCCCACGGTGCTGTTGAGTCGCCTGCTGGGTAAGGGCCACAAGATTGGCAGCATAGGCAACTCGTTAGTAAAAGCGGGCAGCATATTTTTCAGCAAGCAAAAGTCTCCTGAGATGCAGGAGTTGATCCAGCGTGGGTTGGACAGTGGCATCATCCGTGAGCAACGCCTGCAAGACATCGCGGAGTTCAAGAATCTCAGTTCCAGATGGGAAAAACTAAAAGCCAACGTTGACCGTATTACTTCTTGGGCGTTTGCGAAGTCCGATATGTTCAACCGTGAAGTGGGGTTGATTGCTGCATACGACCTGCAGAAAGCCAAAAACAAAACTCCGCCAGATGTCTTTGACCAAGCCGCTTTTGATGTAGCCCAAAGCGTTGTAGCGGATGTTTATGGATCGTCTTTCCCCAAGGCTACCGCACCCATCATGGGAAGCGATATCGCCAAGACGGCATTGACGTTCAAGCGGTTTGGTATCAAGCGCATCAACCTCTTGCAGGCTGCATACAAAGAGGCTACGAGAGACCTTGACCCCAACGATCCGGACTCAAAAGTCATTCGGGATGCTGCGCGCAAGGAGATTATTGGGTATTTCGCCACCGCGTTTGTATCGGCGGGCGTGCAGGGCATGCCCCTAGTCGGTGCGGGTGCCGCGCTTGTCACGGTATTGAACGGTATATTGGGCGACGATGACGAGCCGTACGATGCAGACTTTGCGCTACGAGAAGCCGTCGGGTTGTTTGCATACAAGGGCCCGATCAACTACTTGTTTGGAATCGACATCGCTAGCCGCACGGGTTGGACGGGTATGTTCTGGCGCGAAGATCCTAAGCGCATGGCTGAAGTTGGGCCCATAACTTACGCAGTGGAGCAGGCTCTTGGCCCTGCGTACTCTTACGCGGTTGGTTTGCCGCGAGTGGCTGAATACATAGAAGATGGGAACTATCAGCGGGCGTTTGAGCAGTTGATGCCCCGCGCTGTCTCCAATGTTTCCAAAGGATTCCGATACGCTACCGAAGGTGCGTTGACCGCGAAGGGCGTTCCGCTGGTAGAAGATGTCAATGCCTACAATGCTTTCATGCAGATATTCGGATTCCGTCCGAGCGATGTAGCCGAAGCAGGAGATATTGCCGGTGCAACTAAGCGTATGGAGAGCAAGATCTTCCAGCGCCGCAATGCAATTATCGCCCGTGCTGCCGTAGCGCGAATGAGTGGGGATGTGGATGGGTTCCGAGAATCCGTTGAGGAGGCGGTGCAGTTCAGCCGTAAGTATCCAAGTCTTGGAATTACATACGATACGCTTTACGAAGCCGTCCAGCGACGCACCAAGAAGTTGGCGACATCCGTCAACGGCGTAACGGTAAACCCCAAAGTGGCTCGTGGTATCTACGAAGAACTCGGCGTAACAGACGAAGTTGAGTAAAAAAGACCCCCGACAGAACGTCGGGGGTCAAGTCTCCGAGAGAGGAGAACTAGAGTGCAGGGGCATTCTAGGCACAACCCGCCATACACGCAAACCGTATACCCCGTCTTCCACAACTTGTTTGCACAAGACTTCTAACCGCATCCGCCGGGCTTCTGACAACACCCATTTCTCGACTGGTTTGCGGTCGATGCAAGGGATAAAAAAAGATGTGCCGGGTTGGAACTTATTCCACTCCACCACTATCGGCAGATTGAATATCTTCATCTCCGCTTAGCAAAAACTCTTCATTGAAGAATCCCAGTTTGGTTGTGTCGAACCACAGACACCGAGCCCCAGCCGTGTTGCTAGCCGCCGTGCCGACAAACATGCGCTTGATTTTTATAGGCGTATTGCCGGGGTGCATGATGAGGGCTTTGGCCTTGATGTACGGCTTCAGCGTCTCATCGAAGTTCATGTTGAGCCGGTTGCACTCGTTACGATAAGCAGCCACAGATACGTACAACATCTTGGTGTCTGGCTCATACCGCATGCTCAGCGCGTTGCGGGGTTCTCGTATCGGCCCCTGCTCAAGTCCAGTGCGCTTGTCGTTCTTGCCGTTGATGATCAGCACCTCGTGGTACTTGTTTCGCATGAATAGGCTCAAGAACTCATCGGCATCGAACATGTACTCCTTGCCCTTGTCACGGCTGGTCTTGATCAACTGAATGCCAAAATCAAACACCGGCTGGATGGGGATATCGTGCAGTCCCATCTTCTTGGCGATCATGCCCCCCGCTACTGACAGAGATACGATCAGGCTCCAGTACCGCTCGGCTGGACGAATATGCGCATGCTTGTCTACCTTGTCGCGGGTCTTGTTAACAAGTTCTCTGACTGCAGGAAGTTGCGCAATAATTCCTTGAGCATAGGGCTGGATCGCATGCCCGTAGTGATTGACTAGCCGCTCAAAGTGAGTACGCGACCAGATAGCATCTGCATCCGGCTCAGGCTCTATCGGAATCTCAAGAACGCGCTTTAACTCACCATCTGGGAACCCCTTTATGGATAGCAGTGCGTCCATAACAGATCTATTAGACGACGAGATAACGCCGGTCTGAAACTTCGTGTCGTTTTTGCGCTCGCTATTCTCATGCTGCTTCATCCTGTTTTTGCCGCGACCGGACGTAACGTCATAGATCTGCTGCGACATCTGCTCAGGATCCATGTTCGTGATCTCGTCCATCGTCACGGCAAGGCTCTGCATGACGCCAAACCGGTTCATACGTGAGTTGTATGTATCCTTCGGAGAAAGAGTCAGTTCCTTGGGCTTGCCGTAAATGCTATTGACGGCGTGGAGAATAGTGGTCTTACCCGTGCCTGAATCGCGGCTGAACAGGTTTACGAGGAAACCATCCAATGCGGTGAAGCGCATGAGAGGCACGCCAAACCCCAAGAAGAAAGCAAAGGCACGGTACTCCAGACCGGGTTTGGCATAGTGATTGATGATCTCCTTCCACGTATGGAAGTCGCCCTTGGGTTGGAAGAACGGTACGTTCGGTAACGTCGGACTAGACGGAGGGCTGTAGACCACTTCCGTGGCCTTGATCTCCCGATCACCAATAATGATGGACGATTCGTCGTCCGTCCAACCAAACTGCCGGTGCGCCTTTTCCGCCTTTTCGTGCATCAATTGGTTGTTCCAAACCTCTATGTAATTCATCAGCGTTTCCTGCTTCTTGCCAAGCACCATGATTCCGTTGAACGACACAATCGTCATGAACCGTTCCCTAGACACCGTAGCCGTGTTCGGAAGGATGATGTCGCGCACGCCATCTCTGGGGGTGTGGAACCGCAGTAGCAAGGCGTCCCCCAAGTCAGGGTCTATGATGCGTTTGACTACATACAGATCGTACGGATAGACCAGTTCGTCAATTTCCGTGTCGTCTTCCTTGCTCTTGACCTTGCGGTAGATGCCGCCGTTGCGCCCACGGAAGTACGGGAATGGGTACTTGGGGATGACGTACTCCCGCTCCTCTTTGGTAACTTCTTCGACTTCAACAACCTTGTTGTCTTCCTCGGTCGCTTCAACGATCTCTTTGCTAAGTTGGACTGGGGATGTGAACTTGTGCGGGCACCCCTCGCACAATGCGGGCTTCAGTTTCTTGAACGTCTCGCAGGTATACGGCCCCTTGGTCTCATTGGCTTTCTTCTCGGTAGCCTCCGGCGAGTACTCTGGGTGCTGGTTAGACAGTACGTGGATGGCCTTGTCCCGATCCACACAGACCTGTGCAATGCTGAGCCCCGCTCGCCACATGGGTTCTTCCAACGTGGTTTGGTTGTTGAAGATATAGGCGAGTTGCGCACACCCCGTGCCTTCCAACGACTTGACCAGTATGGTCTTGAACCGCGACTGGCTGTTGCCCATCAGGGCTAGGGTCGTGGCATCCAGTTGCCGTTTGACTGGCGTGTTGGAGTTCAGTACATCAATACTTGGCTCAAGAAGTTTATGGATCTCTTCAGGAGTTAAAGTAGAACCTGAACTTAAAACCTCAACCAACAACGGATTGGTAGGATCTTTTACGTGGTAGGTCTCAGGGATACGCAGGATGCGTGCCGCCTCACCAGTCACCACCGGGTCTACTTCAAACTTGTGCTGGGCGCATAGCGCCTTCAACTGTTCCGCATACAACGACCACCGCTCACGGGGAAGCGCCTCGGTGCATATCCAGTAGACATGGGCACCCATACCCGACTTGACGATGGTCGGACGCGGCAAGTTTGTGACTTTGCAGAACGCCTTGAGGGCTACGAGCCCCTCGTTCAGATCCGCAAAAGGCTTACCGGGGCCGCAGTCAAGATCTATATAAAACGACTTGAGAGCAATGGCATTCTTGGTGGTACGACGCCCTTCCGGCCCGTACTTAGCCACGCCGTAGAAAGCGTTATACTGACTAGTTACGAACTCATCCGCGTGTTGAGAAATCTCGTCGATGCTACTGACAAAGCGTTGGCGGACATCCTTGTCCTCCCCATCTTCCTTGATGCCAACAGTGCAGTAGGACTCCCCCTCTTCCAAAGGTGGAAGTACGAGGGCAAGAAAGTCCTTACGTGAAAGCATAGCCGTCCTCAAAAGCCGTCAAATAGAATGGGCAGGGGCAGACGGCGATGCCCTCTTCGGTAGCGAACCTAGCCCATCTATTGTTACGCCAATTTGTTAATTAACTTCTGTACCTGTTCCGCGTACTTCGGAGCGACATCCCGCTTGCCCATAAACCATGAGTAAACGGTAGGACGGCTCACACCAAGGTACTCCGCAACATCGACAACAGGTATGTCTAATTTGATGCAGATCTTGGCGAGTTTGACGCCAAGATAAAAAGGAGGTGCATCGTTGACGGCCTGTACAAACAACGTTGTGTAGCCCTTGACGGTCGCCATCAGTCGTCCCAATCCGCAAGAATCTTGGACAGATCCGGCTTCGCTGCGTCGGCTTCTTCAACCTTCTTGGAAACGCGCTTGACTGGTTCAGGTGTAGGTTCCGGCTTCGCCTCTGCTTTCGGGGCTTCGGGTTTCGGAGCAGCAATCGCTTTCGGCTTGGCCCCGTCAGCCTCGGCTACCGTCATGGTAATCGCACGCTTGGCAGAGTCCGTCTCGCCCTGTCGGATAGCGAGTTCGTGCTGCGCGTTCTCCAAGAAACCAATCGCCTTGAAGTTGATCTTCGGCGTTGCGCTATTCGTGTCGAACCGCATCTCGGTAATGACGGCAGTAACTGGAATGCCCTTGCTGCCAAGCATCTTGGCATACGCCTGCAGGGGCCACTTGCCCGCACTACCCTCACCAAAGATTGACGTAGCCGGAAGAGTCAACTGGAACACGTCGCCACCGATATCATTCGCCAACACGACGGCGAGTCGCTGGCTGTATCGGCAAGCACGGCTGTTACCCTGACCCGAACCCTGTACGTTCTGTGGGCAGTCCACACATCGCTTCGACTGCGGGGATGCAGCCTTGGCATCAGGCACCTCACCATCGGCAGACCAGCAATCAGGTGCAGATACGTCGCCACCTTCCTGATACTGCTGAGCGTAGTAAGTGCGGGAGACTTTCGGAGAAGCGGCAACGATAACCACGTTCATGTGGCGATCTTCGTTCTGTGCAACTTCCTTTCCGTTGATCATCAATCTCCACACGCCGCCCTTGATAGAGATGCGCTTGGATTGCGAAGCGCCGCTGCCGCCCATGAGGGCTTTGGTTGTGGCGTCTACGTTCAGGGACTTTAAGTAGTCTGGCAACCCTGAATCCAGAATAGCAAGATCATTGCTCATGATGCGCTCCTTAGCGTTTTACAATAACGATTGTTTGGTTGATGTCTGCCTGTAACCCCGGCGGGTGAAGGTTTGGGTTCTCTTCAAGGAACTGCTCCATATTCGCGTTGTTGATGCGATGCTGCATGAGCGAGAAGGCGTCGTTTTCTTTGATGAACTTGAAGAACGAATCCCAATCACTCGTCCAGTAATGTTTACCTAGTCTGCGCGAAATGGTGCCGTGCGGAGTACGTATGGTTTGCGCACCCTGCTCTTTACATATCTCCAACAATTGCTCAGACACAACGTCGATTTGCGCCTTGAGTTTTTCGTCTTTCTTGGCGAGTTCCCTACGTGCTTCACGGATCTTCACGTAGACCGCCGCAAGTTTTTCTGCGTTCATTGCACTCATAGTTTTCTCCTCGTGGGTCTAATACCTTATTCCTCTAACTTTACTCTGTCAAGCAACCTCCGCTACTAAATTGTTGTACAACTCGATCAACTTGGTATGCACATCCAACTTTTGCGATAGCATCTTGTAGATACGTTTTTCAACAGGGCTGCCCTGCAAGTGTACTACTGTGCAAGGGTGATGTTGGCCCGCACGATGGACACGGGCGTTGGCCTGTAAATAAGTCTCAATAGACGTTATCGGCCCCCACCAGACAACCACGTTGGCAGCATGCAACGTCACGCCATGCGCCGCAGCCTGTGGCTGGATCACAAGTACGCGGGGGTCTGGGTTCTCTTGAAACTTCTTGAAGATCTCCGTGCGCCTACTGGCGGGTACTGCGCCGTTGATAATCTCGCAGGTGATCTTGTTGTTTTTTAGTTCTTCCGCAATTATCTCAATGGCGTGCCGGAAGGGGGCAAATATGATCACCTTTTGACTGGCTTCCTCAATGACCTCCATGAGTGCAGCCATGCGGTTCTTGGCATCGAACGCAATGATCTCTCCACTATCCGAGTAGACCGCGCCACATGAAAGTTGTAACAGTTTGTTTAGACTAGCCGCTGCGTTCACGGCGGTAATCTCCTCCCCCGCAGCAATCGTAAGCATCTGTTTACGAATCTCTTCGTAGTACGTTTTCTGCTGGGTAGTCAACGGCACATCGCGCATGACGTACGTCATCTCAGGCAAATCCAAGCATTCGTCTTTGGTAAAACGTATTGCTGGTTGTAGCGCGTTGTGTACAGTTTGTTGTGCCGAAGGCTTAGGCACCCAGCGGAACTGCGATACTTTGAACAACACCTGATCACGAAACGACCCAAAAAATTTTGGTACCCCATTTGGGTTGACGATCTTGGCTAGCCCGTAGGCATCTGTCGGAGTCTGCGCTGCAGGGGTGCCCGTCATCATCCATATCCATGTTGTAGGATTAATGATGTAGTTCAGTACCTTCCAGCGTTTCGTGCTGACGTTTTTGTAGGCGTTCGCCTCGTCGATGATTATCAAATCAAAGCCGCCCTTTGCGACAGCATCTTTCACGATGTCAAGACCGTCGTAGTTACAGATCACGAACTCGGCATCGCTTTCAACCGCCTTGATGCGCTTCTCCTTGGAGTAACTGTGCGCAATCGCACACGTCCGGTGGGTTGCAAACTTGAATAGATCCGTCTCCCATGCCGACTGCATGATGGACAGTGGGCATAGCACCAATACTCTTCGGATAAGCCCTTGTTCAAGCAGGTAATCCGCAGCCCAGATAGCCGATGCAGTCTTACCAGTACCTTGCTCGTTGAAGCAAAACGCCCGTCGGTGCAGAGTTAAGAACGACGCCGTGTCGTACTGGTGCTTGAACGGCTTTTGCAAACCGGGCCATGCGTAATCTCGCATAATCGGGGACGGTACGTCCTTGAGCCGCAGGTTCTTGAGGATCTGCGCTTCTTCCACGCCCCATCTGACAAGCACGTCGGTGTCGTTCAATTGCTTTGCCGTGCGTATGACAGAGGTTATGCGCCCCGGTTCCCGCACCTTGATCAGCAACGCTTTGTTCTCGATGATCTGCATTAGGCAGGTTTCCGATCCTTTTGTCGTTTGTATGCGCGGTTGGCGTGAATGCTGGTCACTCGCAGGTTGGCCTTACTCGTGGAGCCGCCTTTGCTCAGTGGCTGCTTGTGATCAACATCTTTACCGTCGCCTTTACGTACGCGGCCAGCCCGCATCATCTCGGCACGTGCTGCGTTTCGCTTGGCGCGGTTCTTTTTCTGTTCAGGTTTTCCTTGGTACGTCTCGTACTCGTGCTTGTAGTTCCTAGCCATGTTCATCTCCCGTTGTGTGTGCAGTCCTTAACAGGACACCATTTCCTACATGTGAAGTTGGGGCGCGGGTTCCAGACGTTCACTTCAAACGCTTTCTCCAACTGCGCCGTTCCGGTCAGCCATCGTTGCCAGTAGATGTGGCTCTGGTCTGTGTCAAAGTCCCCTTTCACGAACTCATTCGATATCACAAACAGCAGCCCACCCTTGACGCGCTTAATCTGTGGGAAGTGTTTGAACACCGCCAGCGACAGGATCTCCAACTGCTTGGTATCGGCATGTTTGGCAGACTTGCCAGTCTTGTAGTCAACGATCTTCGCGGAGTCCCCGTTCAAGATGATCAGGTCAGCCACGCCCCGCCACCAGACCCCCCGATCAAAGAAGCCGCACGGCTCCAGATTCTTGGTCAGCCCCATGCGGTACTCGCATAACTTCTCGCCCTCGTACTCCTTCAACTTCTCTAGGATTGGTACAAGAAAGGCAAATTTTTCCGGCACCGCAGTGCCGTCTTTGATGTAGTTTTCAGCAGCCTTGTGAACGTCTAGCCCGTATACAAGATGGTCACTGAGCGGCTCCTTGATGTCCTTCTTGACTTTCAGCCGGTAGTACTTGTGAGGGCATTGTTGGAACAAGTCCAAGGACGAATAAGACCAACTGTAAGAAGTCATTGACAGTCACCGTAACTCTTGCCCATACCTGACTCGCAGTTCAACGGCAGTGCGGAAGCCCACGCAGGACGCCACCTCATGCACTCCTCAACATACCGTTGCGCTTCTTCAGCCTCGGCTTCTGGTGCGATACAAGCAATAGCGTCATGCACGGTCAACACAACCCGGTAGCGTTTAGAAATCTTCAACATTTGCTCAGCGATCACGCATCTTGCCACGGCCTGACAAAGATTTTCAACTACCTTCCCACCATAGATCTTAACCGCGCCTTTGCGAGTGACGTACTCGTACTGGGTCTTATCACCGTCATCTACTTTGCGCAGCCCTTCATACCGCTGCCACAACCCGCTCGGTAGCAAAAAGCCGCTCTCGCGTGGGTCAAACTGCACCGCATCGACCACACCAAACTCGCAAGCCTTCTTGATCAGGATGGCTTCCAAGCAGCGTTGCCCTTGCCGCCAAAGTGCGGGGATGTTCGGGTAGGTCTCACGATAGACGGTAATGATCTTCTGGCACTCATCGAGATCAACATCTACGTTAAACGCCTTCAACTGCGTCTGGAACTTGATGGCCCCCATGCCGTACCCGGCACCAAGGATGGTCGTTTTTCCGACAAATCTTTGGGTCTTGTTTACTTCGTCAATCGGCACGTTGTAAATAGCCGACGCCATGATCTTGTATACGTCCTCACCCTTGTCGAACGCATTAACCAAGTCCTGCTGCCCTGCAATCCACGCCACGGTACGGGCTTCAATCTGCGAGGAGTCGCAGTCGATCATGACATACCCCTCGGGGGCCACAATCGCATGCTTCAGTTTGCTTTCTCGCGGCAGGTTCTGAAGGTTGATCTTGTCGTCCCCGCCCCATCTGCCGGTGTGAGCGGCGTAGTATCTAATCGGTACCGGCAGGTTGCCCCGCAAAGCGATATCCATAAACCTCTGAGTGCGGGTCTCCTCCAAGGTGGTCTTAGTGCCAAGCCTAGCACCGACGAGGGTTTGGACTCGCGGGTCAGGATGGGTCAGTAGTTCCTTGAACTCCTCGTCTGTCTTGGCAAACGCCCATGTTTCTTTCTGTGTGCGTGGGCTTATCTTCTTCGGTGGGTCTACCCCAAGCCTAGTTAGCAAATCTGCGAACTTGTCGTTGCTCATCAACGAGTCACGGTCGGCTTCAGCCGCTGCAAGAAGTTTGGCCTTTTTCTCCTTTACTGTTTCAAGGTGGGCTTCCAATAACGGCAGGTTCAGTTCAAGCACCGGCTCGACAAACATGCGTAGGGTCAGGTCGATGACCTTCAGTTCTTTCTGAGGGAATCCGTTAACCAACTTGGTAAATAAATCATAAGTAAGACGAACATCATTGCGGCAATAAGCACCATACCGATCAAGATCTTCTCCAGAAAAATCCACACGGCGTTTACCAAGCGCGTTAATGACTTCATCGCCTTTTGCTCCCAACTTATACCGCTCGGCTAGAGCCTTGAGGCTCCCCCCTGCTTCCACCCCGTGTATCGCTCGCGCCATGCAGAGCGTATCTAGCCATCCTTTCGGTTTGATGCCGAAGAGCCAAGACAAGATAGGCCCGTCAAACTGCGTGTTGTGCGCGAGCACAAATGAGTTGCCCCAATCAAATTGATTCAACCACGCAGCTGTTTCTTTCTGTGTGCCACTGAACCACTCGGGAGGATCATCATCCACTTGAACCGCTACGCCTATAACCTCAAAGCGGTCGTCACGGATGTATTCCTCCGTGGTTAATTTCGACAACGAGAACGCCTTGTCATAGTACGTCTCAAAGTCTACTGTAAGTAACTTCATTTCTTCGCCGTCTTCTTGTGCTTCCAACCTGAAGGGGTCTCGGTGTACCCTGCAACAAGCAACGATTCCACGCTCCTGCAGTCACCGAATTTGTACTTGTGCGACCTGAACGACTCAGGGTTGGCGAATGTTCTTTTGCACTCGGCGCACGTACGGACTTTTTTTACGATTGCCATTTTTCAGTTTCTCCAGTTCTGCTCGTAAGTATTTGATCTCATCGTGGCACGCCCACAACACTCCACCTACTGTTAAAAACTTCATCTCCGTAGTGGTAGAAGCGTCGTTTATCTCATGCGGCAATTCACGGATCAAGTCTAGGATGTCATCTTCGATTTCCACTTTCGTTTTTTCCTACGTTGTTTATGTTCTTGCCAGTGCAGTATGCGGTGGCAGTTCGAGCAAAGGGGGATGCACTTCTCTTCGGCTTCGCGGATTGCCGCTTTTAAGTTGTTTCTCTGAGTGGCAAGTTTGTTGACTGATTTCTTGCCTTCTTTGATGATGTGATGGAAGTCGATGACGGCGGGGTGCTGAAACCCGCAATGACTGCATTTCTGAGCAGCCTTGTATTCGTTCCACAGTTTCCGAACGCTGTCTTTGCGTTTTAGATTCTTGGCAACTTGTTGTTTTTGGTTCCGTTGATACCAACGCTGCGAATAGATCTTTTGCATCTCGCGGCGTAGTACTGGGTCTTTGATCGGCACCTACAACTTCTTCCTCCAGTACAATGCTCGGGCAAACGAGTACTGCACCTCGGGAACATAAAGTCTGAAGCCACACGAGATCAGATTGTTGGCGCTTGGGATGTTGTCTGTCGTGTCCGATACGGCCCACTTGTAGCCGTGCCGCCTTGCCCAAGCCACGCGCAGACGAATCATCTGACGTTGTATCCCGCGACCCCGATACGCAGGAAGAACCCCACACCTGCCTAGGTACACCCCGTCTGCCAACTGCTTGGACGGACTGACGCACCCGAAGCCCACAGGTGTCGTTCGATGATACGCCATCCACCACACGCCGTCTTGCGGGAAGTAGAGTTTGTCGTTCGGCAAGCAAGCCTTCTGAAGCAGGGTCAAACGTCGCTTGACGCCCCGCTCCTCCAGATCTATTTGCTGGTACGTAACCCCCATGATCGGGGATTATAAGAAACCAAAAAGGCGGTGTTATTGTTTCAATCATGGGCCAATCTTAGGCTTACGTAGGCTTTCTAGTTCAGTTTTTAACGTAACAATCTCTTGAGTCAGGATCTCGGCTTCCTTGAACATCCCACGCAGCCGCATCTGGGACAACGCCCAACCTACTTTCTGCTCCTGCTGAAACTTCCAAGGCATGCGCTCGATCTCGCGCTCCCATGCCCCCGGCTCGGATTCGTTATCGACTGGCATACTCTTTCCTCACTTGGTCGCGCACCAACACCAACAACTTACAGATAACGTGTGTCTGCGACTTGGTTTTGCCGTTGCGTCCTAGCGAGTCGTATTCCATGGCGTACATCTCCACGATGTCCCATCGCAGCAGTTCCAGTTGCCCCTCGTCATCAATCTTGGCCCACGGTGTTTCGGGTGTAGCGATTACCTTGGCGTGTTCCTGCGGCACGATGAGATACGCCTCATCGTCTTCCAGAATTTCTTTGTTGATCTCACTCATGTACCACCTCTTTGGCTACGTTCATCCATTCTTTACCGTACTCAACGTCTACCCAATCCTTGAACCATGGCCCACCTCGGGTGAAGTGGACGGCTTGCGGGTTTGGGCAGTCGTCCTTTGTATGCCATCCCTCCAAGTAGTTATAGGCGATGGGCAGATCCCCGATACATGCGTCCCACAGGAATCTGAGTTGATGCAGATACATGCCTGATTCGCGGTTCACGACCTCGGGGGTCAACGCCTTGATATGCAGGTGCTCACAATTCCACAGGATCATGCTGCTCCAGTTCTTGCGTGGGTACTGATGCTGCACTTTGCCGTCCATCTTGGTGGACTCCTTCGGTTTGTAGTCATGCTTGACCACAACCACGCCGTAGTACGGGTTCATGTAGTCCTCAAGCGCAGCGATGTCACCTCGCCACATGAAGTCACAGTCCATGAACACCGCCCAACCTTTGTATCCTGCAAGGTATGGAACCAAGAAGCGGGTGAAAGAGAACTCCGTAGACGAGAGCGGGTCATGCTCACGCCAGTACAAGTTACGGTCGCGCATCTCCTGCTGCTTGATCGGAGTAATCTCCAACGGCACAGACGTATGCTTCTCCAGAGATCTTTTGCAGACTTGATACGCGATGTCCTCGCGGCTATCCCAACCGATAAAGATTTTCATCACATCCTCTCAAACAGTTGTTTCCGACTCGGCCCCTTGAAGTGCAGGATCTTGGCAGCATCCGTCTTGTGCTCGGGCAGACACCCGTAGATGGATTCATCAAACTCTGCAACGCCATACTTCTCTGCATAGATGCGCATTGCTTCCTGATCGCCGTACCACCCACGGTACTTCGGATGCAGTGAGTCGTATATCTTCAAGATATCCTGCCAAATCTTCACGTCTCGGACTGCCACGGCACAGGCAACGTACGGATACACCTGATCCATCGTCTTACCATCATGCTCTTCAAATACTAGACCGCGCATATTGATGTTGAACCCATCATCACGGTTGAACGTCCTTCGGCAAAACGCCACCTCGGTGCCGCTCAACATGCTCTCAACGTCGATCTTGCCCTGTACAAGCATGTCGTTGTCGATGAACAACGCAGGGCCGTCCAACTTCAACTGTGCGTATGCTCTGATCCGTGCATACAGAAACTCTTTCGGGTCTACTTCAATCTCAAACCGCTGCGTGATCCCCATCACATCTGGCGTGGAGTGATCCGTACACATGATGATTTTAGCGTCGGGGTTGTGCCGCAAGATGGACTTCACCACACGTTGTGGGTAAGAAATATCCTGCCCCACGTGGAAGAACACAAAGGTCTGACAGTCTCGCTGCCGCTGCCCCAACATAATCTCCAGTTCTTCCTTGACCTGTCCCAACTGCAAATCCCACGGCGCGTTCATGTTCTCACGTTGGAAGATCTTGACACCGGAATACCAAAGGCTCTGATTGCCCTCGCGGTTATTCCAATACCAAAGTTTGTTGGCATCGAGGAGCAGCACGTCCTTGCCCATAGCCCCCGCCAGATGCACGTTGGCGCATGAGGGCGAGATGATGACGTTGCAAATCTCCATGAGCGCAGCCACGTTCTCCAAATCCAAGAACGTATCAATATGTGTGGTGATGATGCTTGGGTGGAAGTCACGCCCCTCTTCCTGCGCGTCACCGTATTGCAGGTTCAAGAACTTCACGCCGGGGGTGTCGAGGATCGGACGCAGGGCTTCAAGCGGAATGGACTTGTGCTGCCCAATCACCGGAGCCGTGCTTCGCCATGTCAGCCCAACTACGAACTCACCCTCGCGCAGTCCATACTCATCACGCAACATCTTCACCCGCTCGGGGTCGGCCTTGATGTAGCCAGATGCTACGTTCGGCACAATGTCTTTGACCTCACGGATAAAGTACTTGCCCAATGACGCTATGGGAATGTGCGAATCATGCTCACTCATTTTGATCCGCGAGTTGTGAGATACAAACGTGACGTTCTTGGCTTTGCACCCACGCTGAAAGAGATTCGCCACACGCAGGTCGATCATGACCGTCACGTGTTCCACTTCCCTTGCCAACGCTTCAATGAGCGACCCGTACAGAATCTGATCACCGATGCCTTGCTCGCACCAGACCAAAGGCTTCTTCAGATTTTTATATCTTTCCCACTGCGGGTGCTTAGTGTGTAGTTTGGGAGACTTGAACGCCTTGCTCCCCCATCGCCGCTCGTAGCCCTTCCACCCATTCAGAAAGTCGCCCATCTGAAGAGCAAGCAGACCCACCGTCCACCCCGCATCGTCGTTATGAGGCTCAAGCCGCGCCGCAATGTCAAAGTGTTGTCGTGCGGCCTCCCAACGATGCATCTCCCAGTGACACCGGCCCATCTGCAACTGTACCGCCGTCATTATGGGTAGCGCGACGTGGACGTTGTTGAGAATACCAATGGCTTCGTCGTACTTGCCTTCCTCGGCCTTGGCAAACCCCGTCTTGTAAACGTGTTGTGCGAATTCGGGTAAAGTCTGCTGCTTATTTTTGCTCACCAGTACTCCCTCCCCGTTCCTCGTTTCGCTGCCCACTGCGGGGGTGGTACATGCGCCCATGCTTGGTATCTCTCCCATCTCCACCGCCGCCATACATCATGCATCCACCTGATCATGTGGCCTCCTGCGGAACGAACTGCAACAACGGCAACGGGAACGAGACCGCCGTCCGATGATCCTCACGCGGGTAGATCAGCACCCGCCTTGCGTTCTCAAGGATCAGGGCGTTGGTCACACCCTTCTCGACTCCTTCAAAGTCGTCCAAGACAAAGATGGTCTGATCAGTGACGATCTTGCCAAGCGGCTCAAAGTCCTGTTGAGACAACCGCCCATCCAGATACATCAGGTCAACCTTGACGTTCTTCTCAGCCATGTCTGCAAACATTTCGTGGGATGCTCGCATGGGGTATTGGAAGATATTCGGCACATTTAGATCGACTGCATTTGAATGATCACAGGTATAGATATCTACCAACCTCTCCATAGCCAAGTTCATGGTCATGGCAGACACACCAATAAACGTACCTACCTCGGCAATGACGTTGGGCTGAAAGAACTTGGTGATCTTGTACAAGTCCAAGGCATCGTCGTACGGCACTGAGCCTGTGTTGTAACTCGCCTGACTACGCAACTCTTGTTGCTGCTCCACGATCCGCTCGATCTTCTCGTACGGGTACTCACTCACCTTCTCGTCGATGATGTTCCAAAAAATACCGCTAAATCGCTTGCGGCCTATTTGTACTGGGTTCATGCTTGCTTCCTCGCTTCGATCTCACGTTGCAAGTAAAACGCAGCCTTTTCCAGATCCTGCACAGGATCAGAGTTGATCTTCTTACCGGCACGACTGACGTACTTCACCACGTTGCCCAATCTGTAGTTGAGATCTTTGGCCTCGATGAAGTCGAGCGTTTCCACACCACCATCCGTGTAGTGCGGCGGGTTGTTCACCACATCTATGCCTTTGATCAGTTTGAGCGCAGCATCTTTGTATTGTGGTTGGATGATTAACTTTGTCGGCTTCGACTTGATCGCCTCAACTTCGCGGTTTGCTTGGAACACGGCCTGAATCAACTTCGACCGTGGGCTTTTGAACGTAGCCTTCAGCGGCTTTTTCTTCTTCGCCTTCTTCGCATGCCAAGCAACTTGGTACACGAGATTCGGCTTCACCTTCAACTTCTCTGCGATCTCCTTCGGCTTGACCTTTAGGTTCAGTAGCCTACGGATCTTTGCACTCTTAGTCATAGCACTCTCCTTTATTGATTAGTCACACTTCATTCAATCGGTCTAGGAATTTACCCAATGCAGGGCCATCTTGCAATACTTTGACCCGCTGATTCTCTTCTTTTATTTCTTTCTTCAAAATCCCATTCTTCACCATGCGTTTGACTCGCGCATGGATGGTTCCAAAACACGCAAACTCCGCGCCAGAAGAGAATTGCATGATAGTTGCCGCCCCCTCATCCCTGCGCTTCTTCGCTATCGCAAAGAGAATGGCAACGTCAGTCCCATCCAGACCGAACTCCTGTGCCACGCTCAACGCTTCATTGAACTTTTCTAATTTCATGCTTCCTCCTGACAACCGAATAGTAGTAACGGGGGCCAACCTTGTACCGCATGTACAACCGCCCGTCGTTGTATAACTTGTCTATGTATCGCAGTGCCTGTCTCGGGGTCATCCTGTAGCGTCGGGCAATCTCTCTTGTGCTGATGGCAAACACGCTCTCGGCGTAACGCATAATGCGCTTGAGTTTACCTTCACTTGTTTTTGCTCGGGACTTCTTCATCGGTAAAGTCAAATACAGAAGGATCCAACCTGCCGTTTACTACGTTATCCAAAGTTAGTATGAACACCCCAATGGATGAATCATCCACGACGAACGCATACCCACCTGACTTGGCAATCTCCTCTAAATTCTTTTTCTGTAGCGCAGTTGGCTTGTTACCGTTGGCTTTGCACTCCACGCACACGAACTTGCCGTCGATACACGCCACGATATCAGGCACCCCCGACTTGCCGTAGCCGCCGGTTGCTGGCATGAACTTGTATGTCAATGGGTACTTATCGAGTATCTTTTTTACTCGGGTCTTTACCCTGCTTTCCGGTGTTGCCACTGATGCGCTCCAGTATGTCGTTGTACTCGTCTTTGTCTAACGCAACCACCATGTGCCTATCGCCAATCCACGAACCAAAGAAGTGATCTTTGAAGTCGCCCCGCATCAAGCGGAGCATGGCTAATTTCTCTGCCACAGACTTTTGTAAACAGTGTTTATAAATGCTGAACTTCGTCGATCTCTGCTTGCGTCGGTCGATTAGCGTGTAGTGCGGGTAGATATCTCCGTTGCGTTTTAGACTGACACTCAATAGCCATTGGCTGCTTACCATCTTACTAGTCTACTGTATGCTTACGTCAATAGCAATCATTCGTAAATCCAGAAGTTATTGTAGGATAGCCTCACGCCAATGTTGTCTAAATAAGTACCGTCATCCACCAACTTCAGCATGGAAAACTTTTCCTTGATGTTGCCCGGAACGTACTCGGTGGACGGGAATACATCTTTGTTGTGTACTGTGTAGTCGGATATCTGTCCCGCCCTCATGTGCGTAACCCACACTTCGCCATCAGGATTGACGCACATGTTGATCTTTGGTGTTTCACACTTCTGGCGCCGCTCATGCTCAAGCACCTGCAAACGGAACTCTTGGGTTGCGTAATTAGCCAACCTCCCCGTCGAGTACGGCGCAGCCCCACCAAGGTAGTTCACCAAGTCTTTCAAGACATCTAGCGTATTGATATGCATGTACGCATCCCGCCACACGGACTGGTATGCATCGGCCCACTGTGCAAACGCCTTACGCATGTCGCCAAGTGTGATGTTAGCAACCTCGGCATGGTTGAATGGCTGCGTGTATTCCCGCAACCACTTACGCATCTTGGCTAGGTCGTTCGTCGTGCGGGTAGTGTAGTCGGGGTTATGCTTGTTAAACTTGTTATTGGCTATGCGTTCACTGTCGATCGTAACTTTGCCATCCGTCGAGTCTACGAACAGTTTCGCCAACATCTGAGCACGAAACCTCGTGTCTCGAAACATCAGTCTGTCGTAGTCAAGTGATACTACCTCGACCGGATACCGACTGACATGCGCGGGGGCAAGTCCATCTAGCAATCCTTGCAGGGTAGGGTGTCGGGGGTTTTTCCCGTATACGTCACCGATAAGCATCTCTAGTTCTCCTGTTTTTAGATTAATTACCCGTCATCACAACCCTACCGGGGCGCGTTCTTCAAAGTCCACCCAACCTTTCAGCACAGATGAGATTGAATACGTACCGCGATACTTCTTACCCACCCATGCGGAGAGTCTCTTATCTCCTATGTGTGCGATTTTATCTTTTGCTTCTTTCGCTGCGTGTTCCCACGCCTCCTCGCTAGGTTTGTTACCCTTCACCTCACTCTTTACCAAACTTATTGAATTGTTCTGATGGTCGTAGACCACGAATGTAACTTTCATCTCACACCTCCAAAACTACTTCGGCATCTTCGGGGGCAATGTCCTCGCGGTACTTGCGAATCAATTTATCATCTGACCAATCAATGAAGCCACCCTTTGCAAAGAACTCCACCGCTCCATCTAATTCTTCTCTGCATACGCCTCCGTAAATCCACTCCAACTCATGACGCGTCAACGCTGCGATCATGTCGCTTCTTGTTACCTTTACCGTTGTCATCTCACACCTCCTTAAAACATGCCCAAGATTTCATCGACACGTGCCTTGACATCCTTGCGGGTGTCCTCGCTCTTACGTAGTTCCTTGGCGTCGATACCGACCAACGCACGTTCCAACTTCTGTCGCGCATCTTCCAACTTCGGGTCGTTGGTCACGTTCAACTTGGTCAGGGTAGCGCACAGTTCTACGGCGTTATTCACCAACGAGTCTCTGAATATCTGTTTATCGGTACCCGATAACTTCTCAGAGATGCGGCTCAGGCATTCGTGCAACCGATCCCACGCATCTTTCATGGCATGTGTCACACGCTCGTCGGAGATCTTCTGCAACTCCTCGCGGTACTCGTTCGGAATATCCACGCGGAAGTCACCAGCGTCCGGCACCGGACTGAACACAACCCTAAACTTGTTCTTGGTTCTGATCTGCTCGACACTCGGGTAATCATCCGGATTGAACAAGTCGCCCAACGTGAACGCAGATGCCGTCACGAGGTTGTCGTACTGTGCGTAGAAGTTCTCCGCTGCGTCGTCGAACTGGCGATTGAACTCCCCCATCATGGCCTTGTACTCAAAGAAGTTAGCCATCGGCAGCAGTCGTTGTCCGTTGTCAGCCCAAGGTAGCGTGTTGTCGTAGTGCCACTGACGGATACTGCTCACTACTTTGTGCAGCCCATCCAACGCCTCGGTTCCTGCCAGTAACTTCTTGTGGTAGTTACCCGCACGTGCCTTGGTGTTGTTACTCGCATCCACCTGCTCGGACACACGCTTGTCCATCTTGCGACCCGTCCACACGCTGATGTGAAGGTCAGTTAATACAGCACTGTTCTGAATCATGATTGCACTCCTGTTAGTAGTTTTCTGAACACTTCAGCCTCGTGCCACGTTAGTGGCTCCTCATTAATTGTTCTCTCGTCATCCCTCAAATCGTACTTGACGTATATGCTTGTTCTAACCGTATACCGCTTGTCTGACGACTCAATCACATACCAAATCTTCTCGTGCTTCCACTTGACATATCCTCGGCTCATTGCACCGTCACCGACTTGCCGACATCTGCCGTGATGTTTGGAGTAGTGATGGCCCACAACACAGGCACCGACCAACCCTCGCCCCACCGATGCACGTAACCGTCAGTAAGTATTACCGCGCACTCAGCCGTAATACTTTTAGCCTTGATGTAATCGGGTATGCACTGCGGGTCAGTGCCGCCACCACCCATGGGTTTAGTGGATTGCAAGAGTGAGTCCAACTGGTCACGCTCGTATGGCTCATGCCGACACACTTGTGTGTCCCAATACAGTATGTCTATGCCGTCGGGCTTGACTGTCTCGCAGATAGACCGCAACTCACCCAAGAACTGACCGATCTCGTTCGCTCCGATAGACCCAGACATGTCGATGCCCACCACGATGCGCCCGATGGTCTCGCTGATACTTGATGGCATGTAAACGTCTTGTGCGATCCACCTACGGGCTGGTCTACGCCATGTACTCTCGTCACGATCCGCGCAATGTGAAGTCACAAAGTCACGCAACGCTTCACGCCAGTCCACTCTCGGTGTCAGTGCATCGGTGATCTCACGTGGCACATTGCCGCTCATTTTCCCTGCCAGTATTGCGCCTTGTCGTAGTGCTTGGTCGATCTCGTTACCCAGTGCTTCACGCTCGGACTGCGACATCTCCTCGGCACCCGTCCAGTCATGCTCGTCGAACCCACCACCCGACTCACCGTCGCCTTGGTCTCCCCCGCCACCTCCGCTCTTGTTCTCCAACAACTTGAACACCGTCGCTGCATCCATGCCTCGGTACTTCTCGTCGAGCAACCCACCCTCGGGCAACTTGACGAACTTACCCTCGGGGTCGGAGTCATGGATCATGAGATTGATCACGTAGTCACAGGCCATGTTCGCCCGTCGTGCGTCCTGCTCGTACAGATGTTTCCAAATGGTCAGATGCCTGAACGATTTGTGCTTGGCCTCATGCAGCACCAACCCACGCAACTCTGGCTCGGTGAGTTTGTCCACGAACTTGCGCCCGTATAAAACATCTCGTCCGTTAGTGCATGCTGTCGGAATGTCGTCACGCACCTCGACCTTACCGATCATAAATATCCCAGAGAACAGGCAATATTTTGGATCGTTCATCAACGCTACGTGCGCTCGTTGTACGCGCTGCTCGGCTGTTAGTTTGTTCACGTTGCACTCTCCTCTTTTGTAAACATTGTTTAGAAAAGCCACTCGTTAGCCAACGCCCAGTCCTTGAAGTCTTTGTTCATCACACAGAACGATTGCTTGGGGGACTTCATCACCGACTTGGCGAACAGGGCTTGCCACTCCTTGTCCATGCGACTGACGTACGCCATCCACTTACTGAGTGTGTCTCGCTCGACACGTGTAAGTGCGCCATACACACAGATGCACTTGGCTACTGCATCGTCGGGGAGTTTCGCCGTGTCAGGCGAGTGGATGATGGCCTCCCACGTTGGCAACTTGTCTGCGACTGTGAAGAACGCTTGCATGTCTCGGGCTGCGCTCTCACCGATCACACCGGCTAGTGCTGCGATGGTCACGTTATTACCCAGAGTCGATCTGTGTTGTGCGATGTAACACGCTTTCTCCAAAGATCTTGGAGTCACACACGCACCCTGCCCTGCCTTGGTCGGTTGGTTGATATACGGATTGTCACGTTGTGACGGGTCATCGAACGATGACATGCAATGCGGGAACTGCTTGACCCATGCGATGACCTCGGGCAACAGACCCTTCGGGATAGCGTAGTTCTCGATCCACTCGTCGGCACTTGGCTTCCTGATGCGTACCATGCAGACACGATTGCGAGCATGCCTCTCCAACAAGTCTCCGACACCCTCGCCCATCAAGTTAGTGGTGCCGAACACGATGCTACCTTTGGGCAGGTAGTGATCACCGATGCGCCCCTCGTTCATCAGAGTGAGCAAGACATTCTTCACCGACTTCATAGCCTTGCCGATCTCATCGAGCATGATGATGACTGGCTTACCCATGTGGAACTTGAACCGCGCATTCGGCGCGAACCTAGTCACCTTCATACCGTTCTCCTCGACCGTGAACGGCAGGGCAAAGTCACCTAGGTCTAGCAACGTACAGTCGATGTACGCAGGGAGATGTGTCGGTAACATCTCGGCAATCTTGTAGAGCATGGCTGACTTGCCAATGCCCATCTCACCCTCGCCAATGAAGCAGACCTTGTTACCTGCCGTGGCGACACTCAATGCAAACTCTTCAAGCGATACGGAACTGGTTAACATAATGCACTCTCCTCTCTTGTAAACAGTTGTTTATAGGTCTCTCGTCGGTGGGCTAACTCACTTAGCCCCATTTGTTATATGATACCAAACTATTACAACAATGTCAAGTATATCCGACATGGTTGGTTGGCATCTTGCTGCTTGGATCCACCCACTCGTGGTCGTAGATCTCCGGTGATCCCGCATCGTGCATCTTGTACAAAGTTCTCTGTACTGATGCGATTCCGTATGCATACACCCCGCGCTGCCAGTCCTGCCATGTCGCTTGGGTTGCACGTAGCAAGGCGTAGAACGCCGTCAGCATCTGCTCGTCGGTGTGGGCTTTTAATATGTCGTGCGGGCGCAGGTCATCTCGTCTCCCGTAGATATCTTCCCGTCGCACCTCGCCGTCGCTCAGTTTGAGTATGGCTTTGCAGTAGTCGAGCAGGGGTTTCACGCGCTTGCGGGACTCGTTCGCCCGTTTCCGGTTGACGGTACGCACTTGTATCTTTGTGGGATCTAGCACGTATCTTTGCCGTGTCTCGTCCCATGTGAATGTGATCTCGCCCTTGGCAGGGATGGGAATCCATAGCCATTGTTCTGTCGGGTGGTCGTGCGTCGGCGGATTAGCCCACGCCCAAGTCTTATCAATCCCAACCCAGAGTGCGTTGTATCTCTTGCCACAAGCAACGGGTGCATAGTCGTTGATGAACTTACCCGTACCGACTGTCGTCCATCCACCTGAGCGGAGTATTAGTTTTTCCTCCGTGAATTCGACGCAGTTAGTCCCATGCATCTGGTAGGCGTAGCCATGCTCGGTCTTGACTACACGTTCCCAATCTCGTCGGCGCTTACCCGCAGGTCGGACATCATCGCTGCGTCCTCGAATGGGTTTGGTGGTGTCGTATTGCTCTTTGATTTGTTGGTACGTACAAGTCGCGGACATGTTGCTCTCCTAGAACAGGTCAAGTTGTTGGTTGTTTGGCAGTAGGGATGTGATGCTCGGGCGATCCCAAGGTCGCTGCTCCCCAAAGTACGCATAGCCATCGGTCAGGATGTCTCGGATGCCTTGCAGGGCTTCCTCGGGTTGGGCAGAGGCTAGGGCTTTGAGTCTTTCAATCAGGAAGTCGTTAGCCATCCGTTCCTGCGTATAAAGTTCTTGCAGGATGTCGAACTCGTCTGGCTCAGGCAGTCCTGACTCGTTCTCCAGTTCGTCGTCTTGGTTTATGTAGTTCATGGTGTTCTCCTGTTTCGTAAACAGTTGTTTATGTGTTGGCTCGTTTATTCAGATGCTTCACCAAGTCCCGCGCAGCCTCCGGACTGACTGCCATGTAGCAGGATTTATGTAGAGGAATGATGGTGTGCCTTCGCCGCTTCGCGGCTTTCTCGCCGCATGGCATACACGTGGTGTAGCCGATCTCGTAGCGGTGCCGGTTTAGTGGGGCTTGGCAGCGGTCGCATTGGTAGTCGTTTGTCATGTTGCACTCCGTGGGTTGTATAAACATGTGTTTACATGTTGGGATTTGGTGAATTAGTGGGCGTTTTGGGCTGCTTGTTTCACTTGTAATGCATTGTTTTGGAGTAGGATTTTCGTGCAGACGCCTTTTGAATCAATGTGTTAGGACGTTAAATTTCCGTTTGTTGCATTGTTTCACGTTTTTCACGGTCTTACCGAACTTGCAGGAAGGCGCAGCCGGTCGCAGTTCCCTGAGCGAAAAAAGTAAAATTTCCTTAGGGGGTATTATTTTATGAAACATTGAAACAATATATAAAAAAGGATATGTATTCCTAATAAAATCAATGACTTAGGCTTGTATCTTCATGCTGCTACAAAACGAAACAAATGAAACAAAGCATGACCACTCTGCGGATGCTGAGCCTCTGCGATGATAGTTGCGATAAAAAAAGAGCAAAAACACGCTTGACTCGCGCAAAAAAAAGCGCTAGGCTGCCCTTGCAGCCTAGCGGTACGGAGCGGGTCGGATTACTTGTTGACCACGGCGAGGGTTGCTTCGAGGGCGCGGATTGTCGCACCAATATCGAACGACGCGGACTCGGTTTTCTGGCAGGCCTTCACGAGCGCGGCGAGTTCCTCGTTCAAACGTGTTTTAAGATCACGCGCCTGAGTCGGCCCCTTGTCGGTATCGCTCGGGAATGCGTACTCAACCACGCGACCAAAGTAGACCGAACCCTTACCGCGAACCGTTTTCTTGGCGTCGTTCAACTGCGACCACGCGGCCTGTTGTTCGCTGCTGGCAGCGTTCCAATCTTTCGTGCCTTTGCGCGGTAACTCGGCGCGGATCACTCGGAGCGAATCATCGCCCATCGCGGGATATATAACCTCGTCAAGGAACTCGGCGCGGATTGCTTCGACGGCCTCACGTGTCTCATATTCACCACGGACAACCGAACCAACCTCGGCCCATTTTTTAGCGACTGTACCCTCAGCGCGGATCGCGTCGGTTACGGCCTTTTTGATGTTTGACTGAATCATTTTTTGCACTCCTAGTTGTAAACAGTTGTTTATGTGTGGGTCATCACTCACTCGACGCCTATAGTATCTCAAATTATTGTAGGAATGTCAAGTATAAACACGTGTTTACAAAATGGGCGCAGCCCGACCCCACCGTACCCGTACCAGCCCAAATGTATTTAGGAGTCCCGCGCATCTTCTGTACTCTATGATCTGCGCAGCCAATCACCATTTTTTGGCACAAGACCCCCCACCCCATGTTTATAGGAACACCCCCCGTCATTCATTTGGGCCCCCTGCCCACCACACGGATACTTCTATTTTTAGAAATGTTCTGTATACTCCGCGCAACGACACCATAGGCACCAATATGCCGGTTGTTGCAACGCCAGAACTGGGGATTCCGTTCCCTTTTGATACATCACCGGAAGAACTAGAAGACTTCCGTGCAAAAGCCGAGGCTCTACTCAACACAGTTGAGGAGTTGGAGAGGCAGGGGCTTGAGGTCGAAGTCACGGACAGCGACCGGATCGAGTCTCATTTGGCGGTAAATAGCGGCGAGTTACCTCCCGCAAAAACAACAACCCCCGGTGCAATTAAGCACATTAATTCGATCCTGTCTGAATACGACCGGGAAGTTCTGGACGTACATCGTCGCCTGCGTAATTACGTCACCAACAAGTTGATACTTGAGGCTGAAGACCCGGATGCCCGCACCCGTTTGAAGGCACTAGAACTGCTTGGCAAGGTGTCGGGAGTTGGGCTTTTCTCCGAGCGTGTAGATGTCACCGTCACACAACGTACGGTTAAGGATATCGAGACGGAACTGCGCAAAACTCTTGAGTTGTACGACGGGGATTATGCGGTTGTAAGTGAGGATCAGCCTGTTTCGCTAGCCGAACTTGATTTGGATGAAGAACTTGGACTAAACAACAACGAAGCAGACTCGGAAGATGGATCAGAACCTGCTCCGTGACGTTGAAAAACGGCTTCCGAACATGCCCCCAGAACTCCAGCAGCGCGTTGGACAGTTGGTGGCTGAAGCAAGAAAGGCAGGAACGCAAGAAAAAGCCAAGACGGACTTCATGGCCTACGTCAAATACGTGTGGCCTAATTTCATTCATGGGCGGCATCACGAGAAAATGGCCCGTGCGTTTGAGCGAGTGGCTTCTGGCGAGACAAAACGCCTCATTATTAACATGCCGCCACGGCATACCAAGTCGGAATTTGCGTCTTACCTGCTGCCTAGTTGGTTTTTAGGCAAATATCCGGACAAAAAGATCATCCAGACCTCCCATACAGCCGAATTAGCGGTGGGTTTTGGCCGAAAAGTGCGTAATTTGGTCGATTCTGACCGCTATAAAGACATTTTTCCGCAAGTTGCGCTGCAAGCGGACTCAAAAGCAGCCGGTAGATGGGCTACAAACTACGCTGGAGAGTACTTTGCTATCGGTGTAGGCGGTGCCGTGACCGGTAAAGGCGCGGATTTGCTCATTATTGACGACCCGCACAGCGAGCAGGAGGCTACTCTCGCTGAAACTAACCCCGAAGTCTACGACAAGACGTACGAATGGTACACCTCCGGGCCTCGGCAGCGTCTCCAGCCGGGTGGGGCTATTGTGGTTGTTATGACTCGCTGGTCCAAGAAGGATTTGACGGGTCAAGTGCTCAAAGCAGCCGCTCAGCGTAGTGGAGAAGAGTGGGAAGTCATCGAATTTCCGGCTATTTTGCCGTCAAATAAGGCACTTTGGCCCGAGTTTTGGAGCATCGAGGAACTGGAAGCCTTGCGGCAGGAACTGCCCAATGGCAAGTGGATGGCTCAGTACCAGCAGGAGCCTACTTCTGACGTATCGGCCATCATCAAACGTGATTGGTGGCGAGTTTGGGACGCAGACAACGTACCTTTCTGTAGTTACATCATCCAGTCGTGGGATACGGCGTTTCTCAAGTCAGAACGGGCTGACTACTCAGCCTGCACCACGTGGGGAGTGTTTGAACACCCGGATGACACCGGGAAAAACCAGTCCAACATCATCCTTCTCAACGCTTTTAAGAAGCGCATGGAGTTTCCGGAACTAAAGGAAACGGCGTTTGAGGAGTACAAGTACTGGAACCCTGACAGCATGATCATTGAGGCTAAAGCAGCAGGCAGCCCCCTCATATTTGAACTGCGTGCCATGGGCATCCCGGTACAGGAGTTCACCCCAAGCAGGGGAAACGACAAAATTGCCCGTTTGAATGCTGTTTCAGACATGTTTGCATCTGGGCGCGTTTGGGTTCCTAATACTCACTGGGCTGAAGAACTGGTCGAGGAAGTAGCGAGTTTTCCCTCTGGCGAGCACGATGACTTGGTAGACTCGATGACCCAAGCGTTGCTGCGGTATCGGCAGGGCGGCTTCTTGAGATTGGCGAGCGATGAGCCAGAACCGACACGGTACTTCAAGCGTAAGCGAGAAGGGTATTACTAGGAGAATTTAGATGGCCGTCGATAAAAGTTTGTACGAGGCTCCGTTGGGTTTAGAAGCACTTGCTCCCCAAGAGCCGATTGAGATTGAAATTGTGGACCCTGAAGAGGTCCGCATAGGCGTTGATGGCATGATGATTGAACTCGGCAAAGAGGAACCTCGTGCCGAAGACTTCGACGCCAACCTTGCAGAGTACATGAGCGAGAACGAACTAGGCTCGCTTGCGGGTGAGTTGATCGGTAACTATGAGCAAGACCTCTCCTCACGTAAGGATTGGCTTGATACGTACATTAAAGGCTTGAAGATTTTGGGTATTCGGTACGAGGAACGTACCGAGCCGTGGCCCGGTGCTTGCGGAGTCTTTCATCCGCTTCTGATGGAATCAGCGGTCAAGTTCCAGTCCGAGACGATCATGGAGACTTTCCCCGCGATGGGGCCGGTCAAGACGAAGATCATCGGCAAGGAGACCCAAGACAAGCGTGACTCGGCTATCCGCGTTGCGGATGACATGAACTACCAGTTGACCGAGGTGATGAAGGAGTATCGCCCGGAACACGAGCGGCTTCTGCTTAGCCTTGCTCTTGCAGGTAACGCATTCAAGAAGGTGTATTTCGATCCTTCGCTTGATCGTCAGACGGCGGTGTACATCCCAGCCGAAGACATCATCGTGCCCTATGGCGCACCGAACCTTGAGACCGCAGACCGCGTAACGCACCGGATGCGGAAGACGAAGAACGAACTGATCAAACTGCAGTACGCAGGCTTCTACCGCGATGTGGACCTAGGCGAACCCATGCGGGTCATGGACGAGGTAGAGAAGCAAAAAGCAGAGGATCAAGGCTTCTCAGCCAGCATGGACGATCGGTTCCAGTTGCTTGAGATGCACGTCAACATTGATCTGCCGGGATATCCGGACGTTGATAAAGACAATAATGAGACGGGCATTGCACTACCGTACGTAGTGACGATTGAGAAGGGGACGGGAACGATTCTAGCCATACGGCGGAATTGGAAAGAAGATGACAAACTCAAGCAGAAGCGACAGCACTTTGTGCATTACGGGTATATCCCCGGCTTTGGCTTCTATTATTTCGGACTTATCCACCTTATCGGCGGCCACTCTAAAGCGGCAACCTCCCTCCTTCGCCAA